TGGTCACGCGCCGGCCCTAAGGCCCCCGCGAAGACAGGAAGCCTCCAGCAGAGGGTGTTTTTCCCCTGCCTCGGAGGCTTTCCGTATGTCATGGACCGCTGAACGCGCCCGTGTCGCTTCTCTCTCACGATCCCGCACCCCCGACGACCCCGCCCTGGTGGCAGCTCGCCGCAACCTCCATGTCGAGCGGCTGGCCGACTACATCGAGCGCGTCGTTTCTGCTGCGCCCCCGCTCAACGAGGCGCAGAAGGCGCGGCTGACCGCCCTGCTTGGCGGCGGCGCTTGAATGACGAAAGCGCCCGTGAAGGCGCTTCCGAAAACACAGCTGTGGCGGCTGAAGTTCTTACTCACGAGTCTAGCGTTGCCGCGTTTCTTGCGGGTGAGATGCAGGCCCATGAACTGCCGTGGCCACTGTGGCTCCTGTGGAGTGACGGGTTCCGCTCCGGCTGCAACCGAATGCAGATAAAGCTCGATCGCGCTAACCGTGACGCGGACGTTTGGTACGACCTCGCGAACAACGGCGACGAGGCCCGTAAGCGTCACGCCGAGATGTTGAAGCACTTCGATGTCGTGCAGGCCCGCAAGGCGGTGAGTGCATGAGCATCGCTGTTCCGTATGTTCCGCATGTTCCGTACCTGGAAGAGAAGGCGGGCGCTGCTGTTCTCGATCAGATCAGGTCTTACCTGGAGCGGTTCGTCGCATACCCAACTGAATGGGCCTCCGCTGCTCATGCCCTGTGGATCGCTCACGCTCACGCAGTAAATGTCTTCGAGAACACGCCCCGCATTGGGTTCATTTCGCCTGAGCCCGGGTCGGGAAAGTCTCGGGCGCTCGAGATGACGGAGGCCCTCGTGCCTCGTCCGGTGTTGAGCGTGAACGCCTCGACTGCGTACATCTTCCGCAAGATCAGCGACGAGGCCGGACTACCGACGCTGCTACTTGACGAGGTGGATGCCATCTTCGCCAACGGCAAGAGCGACGCGTCAGAAGACCTTCGCGGTTTGCTGAACAGCGGCTACCGTCGCGGCGCAACTGCCGGCCGGGCGGCGATCCGGGGTAAGGAGATCGTCACCGAAGAATGGCCGTCTTACTGTGCCGTCGCACTTGCCGGACTGAACCAACTTCCCGACACCCTCATGACACGGTCCGTCGTGATCCGCATGAAGCGACGACGTCACGACCAGCGGGTAGAGCCTTACCGACGTCGCGTGAACGGTATCGAGTCCGACCAGTTGCACATCCTCCTGGCTGAGTGGATTGACACGGTTCGCTCCGAGCTCGAGACGGCGTGGCCGCAACTTCCCAATGAGATTCAGGACCGGGATGCAGACGTCTGGGAACCACTTCTCGCCGTGGCTGACGCGGCGGGCGGGGACTGGCCCGGCATCGCACGAGAGGCCGCTCTCGCTGCCGTTGCTGAGTCGAAGTCAAAGCCCTCGTCACTCGGTGTGCAGTTGCTCGCTGACATTCGGAAGCTGTTCTCCGACGTCGACCGGATGAGCACGACGGAGATCCTCGAACGACTCCATGACATGGACACCGCCCCGTGGTCCTCGGTGCGTGGCGAACCCATCGACGCGAGGTTCGTCGCGCGGATGCTCGGCAAGTACGAGATTGAGCCAACGAAGCTGCGCATCGGATCGCTGACAGTCCGCGGCTACCACCGGTCATCCTTCGTCGATGCCTGGGAGCGCTACTGCCCCTCCCCTGTTCCCCAGGAAGCGGAACATGCGGAACAAGCGGAACAGGACGAGGAGCCGTGGTGACCGCGTATCGGGTCTGGCTCGAAACCTGCAAGGGCTGCAACCCGTGGACCCGGGTCATCGCGCACCCGACCACGAACGAACCCATCGTGCAGGCCCTCCACGAAGACACCTGCCACGTGTGGCCGAAGCAACAACGGTCGGACGGGCAGGAGGTCACCCGTGCGCGCTGACAAGGGAGAGACCGAGTACGCCGCACTGGTCGAAGCGATGGAGGAGACCCGACCCGCATGCCGCGACTACGAGCTGTTCACGGCTGACAACACCGACGCCGCAGAGAAGGCGCTCGCCGCGCGACTCTGCGCTGCCTGTCCCCTCCGTGATCTCTGCCGTGACTATGCAGAGGCATCGAAACCAACCGGGGGGATCTGGGCAGGAATCCCCTACCCCCGACGCGGACGGAGAACCACGTGATGTCGATCGCCCTGTGGCTGCGGTGGTGGCTGGACCGCATCTACGAATGGCACATCCGGAAATGGCAGTGAAACAGCAACCGAAAGGAACACCCATGGCGCCGCATGAAGTCACCGACGACGACGGGACAGTAACCGTCGACTACTCCCAAGACGGCAACCACGCCGTCCTCACCAAGGATCCCGACGAGTCGCACTGGCGCCTCGAAATCGAGATCCACCCCTTCTCCTTCGACACCAAAGACGACATCAACCGGGCCGCGCAGACCGTGATCACCGCCGCCACCGACCTCCTCAACCGAAACGCAAAGGACCGAGCATGACCACCACGAAGAAGCCGGCAATGACCGACATCGCCGCCGCTGAAGAAGCCGCCGACATCGCAGAGCAGCGCGTTATCGACATCCAGTCCGCGATCCGCGCCGGTGACACCAGCATCGAGGCAGGTGCCCTAGAAGCAGCCGAGGCCCGCGCACGCTTCACACGCCTGCGCATCGACGGTGTCCGTGCCGCGCAAGCCGAGAATGCCGAACGTGAGCGCGCGGCGAGTATCGAAAGCCTCCGAAACGAGATCCACGAGAGCATCGACGACCCCGCACCATACGTCGAAGCGCTGCGCGATCTAGAGCGAGCCGCCGTCGCATGGCTCGATCTCAACGACGCCCGCGCCGAACAGGTGCGTAGCTGGCGCAAACGGCTCCGTGATCTTGGGGTCGCCGAAACACGTGACAGCAGCACAACACCACCGGAGCCATTCGGGATTGCCCCGCTCTCCTCGAACCTGGGGAGACTCGACATCCGTATAGATGGCGGGCATGTCGGTGCCATCGACCCCGAGGCCTACCTCAAGGATCTATTCGCCCTACCGGCCGCCGCACTCCGCGACCCGTCCCGCCGCAACGTCGACCTCCACACCCGCCTCGCCCGCGAGCTCGGCTACATCCCTCGCCGCGAAACGACGATGCAGTAATGCGCGTTTGCTCCGTGTCCGGTTGCCCGGCGCTCTACGACGGCAAGCACTCACGTTGCCCGAAGCACCGTGCTGATGCAGACCGGGCACGGGGCACATCCGCTGAGCGCGGCTACACCTCACGTGGACACAAGGCATTCAGAGCCGCTGTCCTCGCCCGAGACCCCATCTGCGTCATCTGCAACACCGCCCTGGCGACCGTCGCAGATCACTACCCAATCTCACGCCGCGACCTCGTCGAGTTCGGTATGAATCCCAACGATCCCGACCGCGGCCGCGGCACGTGCTTCGTCTGTCACTCACGGGAGACAGCGAAACACCAACCCGGAGGCTGGCATGCCACCCAGTAGCAGGAGGGTGCGGGGTACCCCCACGCGCTCCCTCGCTATGTCTCCGCCGGGCAGGGCGCTAGCAGGTGGCGCGTTGCGGAGCGGCTGGTTTTACATGAAAGGAGGAGCCTGTGGAGGTTCCAAACGGACTTGGTGAGCGTGGCTCCCGACTGTGGTCGTCGATCATGGCCGACCTCGAAGGCGATCAGCATGACGCTGACCTCGTGCTTGAGACGTGCCGCGTGCTCGACGTGATCGATGCGCTCGCTGGGGCAGTCGACCGTGATGGGGTGACGGTCACGGGCAGTCGCGGGCAGATCGTCATCAATCCTGCGGTGCAGGAGATGCGTCAGCAGCAGGTTGTCTTCTCGCGTCTCATCGCGCAGTTGAACCTCGACGAGGCGGAGCTGGGGGCGATGCTCACCGCACGGCGGGCGTCGGCGAAGCGTGCTGGTCAGGTGAAGTGGCGCAAGTTGCAGGAGGGTCGCCGTGGCACTGCGTAGGCGGGTCGTGCTGGAGGAGCCTGGCGTGCCTGGGAGTGTCCCGGAGGAGTTTCGGAGTCGGCTGCACCCGATGTGGGTCGATCCGGAAGCGATCGCAGACTTCTGTGCAGAGCACGGGATCGCTGCTGCTGGTCGGGGCCCATTGTCGGCCTTCCAGGCCGTGGTTGAGGCGTACGCGGTGGCGCAGGGGTGGGTGAAGTTCTACGGGGCCAACTCGCACCCGTTCGCGGATCTCAGCGTGGTCGCCCGGAAGGGTGTCCCCCTGTTCTCGTGCTCACTGCTGGGCCTTGAGAAGCACGGGATGTTGGGTCGTGATCTCACGACCAACGAGTGGGAGTGGATCGCCAGGACTGAGCTCCGGCGCATCGAAGAATCGAAGGAGAACTGAACATGGCGAATCGTGAAACGAAGGTCACCCTCTCAGCTCGGGTGGCTGAGTACAACAAGGCGATGCTGTCGGCGGCGAGTGCGACCCGTGACCTCGGCAAGGAGGCGGAGAAGCTGGGGCAGCAGCGGGAAGCATTCGAGCAGCTCGGACGATCGGCCGTTCTTGGCGGCGCTGCTCTTGCTGCCGGGACCGCGCTATCAATCAAGGCCGCGATCGACTGGGAGTCGGCGTGGGCTGGCGTCACCAAGACCGTTGATGGCAGTGCCGAGGAGTTGGGTGTTCTCGAGGACCAGCTTCGGTCGCTAACTGAAGTCCTGCCGGCGACGCACGAGGAGATCGCCGCTGTCGCTGAGGCGGCTGGTCAGTTGGGTGTGCAGCGGGAGAATGTGGCCGCGTTCACGAAGACGATGATTGACCTCGCTGAGACGACGAATCTCACGGCTGACGAGGCGGCGACGTCCATCGCGCAGTTGATGAACGTGATGCAGACGGCCCCCGAGGACGTTGACAACCTGGGCGCCGCACTCGTCGCGCTGGGGAACGATGGTGCGTCGACTGAGCGTGACATCGTGCAGATGGCGCAGCGGATCGCAGGTGCCGGCCAGATCGTCGGCCTGAGCGAGGCACAGGTTCTCGGGTTCGCGAACGCTCTCGCCTCTGTGGGTATCGAGGCTGAGGCTGGCGGGTCCGCCATCTCGCGCATCATGACGGATATTGCGATGTCTGTCTCTGCCGGCGGGGACCAGCTCGAGCAGTTCGCCGCGGTGGCGGGGCTTTCGTCCGCTGACTTCCAGAAGGCGTTCAAGGAAGACCCCGCTGACGCTATTGCCACCTTCGTCGAGGGTCTGGCTCGGATCGATGCGCAGGGTGGCGACGTGTTCGCGACTCTTTCCCAGCTCGGGCAGTCCGACATCCGCGTGTCCCAGGCGCTTCTGGGTATGGCGAACTCGGGTGACCTCCTGCGGAAGTCGCTGGAGCTGGGCTCGGCAGCGTGGGAAGACAACCTTGCTCTGATTGAGGAAGCCCGCAAGCGGTACGAGACGACCGAGGCGCGCATCCAGATCATGAACAACTCGATCCGCGACGCTGCAATCAGCGCGGGGGACGTCTTCCTTCCCGCGGTCAAAGCCGCCGCGGACGGGATCGCCGGGCTGGCGCAGATGTTCAGCGACATGCCTGAACCCGTGCAGGGCCTCATCAGCATCTTCGGTGGGGTCGCCGGTGTCATCGCCCTCACGGGTGGCGCCGCCCTACTCGCAGTCAACAAGATCGCTCAGTTCCGCATCGCGTTGCAGACGCTCGAAACCACCGCTAGCCGCGTCGCTCTCATCGGCGGTGGGGTCACGGTCGCGCTCACCGCGCTCGTCGCCATTGTCGGAAGTGTGGCGGTTGCGCAGGCTCAGGCCAGGCAGCGTGCGGAGTCGTATGCGCAGGCGCTCGAGCAGGGCGCAGATGCCGCGAAGGATCTGGCGGTCAACAACTTGGCCGTCGAGCGGTCTTTGGTCGGCCTCGACTTCGGCTCGGCGTATGACAACGCCGAGAAGCTGGGTATCGGTCTCGATCTTGTCGCCGACGCAGCTTCGGGGAACGCCGACGCGATCAAGGATCTCAACAAGGTTCTAGACGTCGCCACGGGTGGCGGTGACGCTGCGCGGGCGATGGCTGATGACCTCGGAATCTCCATGCTGGACCTCGCGCAGTCGGCGGGAACTCTGCGCGATGCCGTTAAGGACGAAGCGGAGGGGCTGGCGCGCGGAACCGAAATCCGCAAGCAGTCGAAGGACGCGACCGATGAGAACACAGCGTCCACGAAGGTCGCCGCGGACGTCTACTTGGATGCCGCTTCGGGTGTGGAGGAGATGAACTCGAAGCTTGAGGACCTAGTCGCCACGATCATGGAGGCGAACGGTGTTGGGCAGGATGCGGTCACGGCGAACTTGAACTACAAGAACGCTCTTGCTGAGGTGGACGCCGTCGTCCGCAAGGCGCGTGAGGGCATCGACGAAAACGGGGACGGCATCGCCGACTACACCGCAACCCTCGACGAGAACACCCAGGCCGGCCGAGACAACAAAGACATGCTCGTAGACCTGGCGAAGCAAGCCCAGGACGCAGCCAAAGCGCAATTCGATCTCGACGGAAACACGGAGAGCTACCGGGCAACGCTTGAGGGATCCCGTCAGGATCTCATTCAGCGCGCCGAGGATCTGGGTTACAGCAAAGACCAGGCCGAGGCGTTCGCCGACCAGATCTTCCGAATCCCGTCACAGACGGAGTGGGAAGTCATCGCGGAGACCCGGTTGGCGACGCTGGCACTGGATGCTGTCTTCAACAAGTACGACGGCCGCACGATCACCATTAAGACGGCGATCGGTACGGCGCAGTACAACGAGGCGACAGACTCGCTGTCGATCCTGCACCGCGCGACGGGAGGTGCCATCTTCGGGCCAGGCACGAGCACGTCAGACTCCGTCCCGGTGATGGCGTCGACCGCGGACGGCCCCGAGGTCGTCATCGAAGGGGTTCTCGTCCTTGCCCCTACGGGCATGGGGGTTGAGCGATGAGTCTGCTGTTCGCCAACCAGGGCGACGATTTCGCGCTTCTGATCTCCGACACGCTGGTAACCCACGGCGACGACCCATTCATGTTCGGCCCGAAGGTCCATCCGCTCCCGCATCTCAACATGGCAATGGCATCCATGGGGTCAAGGAACTTCGGTGTGGCCTGGGAGCGAGTCATAAGTTCGGCAACCGGCCTCAGCGACATCGAGAGCCTGGACGCCTCCACATCGGAGTCGCTGCGCTATCTCTACGCTGACGTCGCCGACCAGCTTGGCGAGGACCCGGGGAGCTCCACCATCTATCACTACGGCTTCCCGAGCGGCTCCAACAAGATTGTCTGCTACACCTACCGCTCGAGCGCCGACTTCAAGTCCGAGCGATTCGAAGGGCCTAGATTCACGGCGAAGCCGTTGCCAGCCGGTTTCGTGTTTGAGGCCCCGCGGGACCCCCAGGAAGCGATCGCCCTCGCCCTGCGAGTTCGTGAACTGAACAACCAAAACTTGGGAGATTGGGGCGTGCACATCGGCGGAGAGCTGTACGCCACGTTGATCGAGAACTGGAGCATCCACACACGGCGCTGGCATCGTTTCGAGGACTACGACCAGACTGACGCGGCGATCCACGCCGGGAAGCGAGCTCGGAAGAAGTGAACGAAACGCGTGCGGCAATCGCTGCAATTCACAACCACCTGAAGGGCGAGATCGCCAGCCTTCAGGAGCGGCTTAGCGAGCCGCCTGACGAGGCGACGGATCTCCAACTGAAGGGCGAGTTCACCCACGTGACCGCAACCGCAGTGTGGGAAGCGCTTTACACGTTGGCCGACAGGATCGACCGACTCAATCCCTAGCGCCAGTGTCAACGCCGGAATGGGTCGCCTCAGTCGGCCTCGAGGCTGCCATCTGCTGCGCCACGGGGGCTCGAGAGCTCAGAGGAATCGCGCGATCGTCTCGAGGCGATCCAAGTCCTCCGCGTATTCGCCGGCGTCGTCGCGTTCCTTTATCAGGTCGTCCAGTATCCCGTGCACGATCCCCAGGGCTTCTTTGATTTGGTCGAAGCGTCCCGAGATGTCACCTGCAGAAATGACCTCGGACTCGAGGTAGCCAAGTCGACTCTCTACGGATTCAGCCATGACCTGATGGTACGGCGGGTCCACCTCAAAGCGGCGTGGTGAGTGAAGTACGTCCCGACTACGCCCGATAGTGGTCGTTGGAAGGGAGCTAGCCAATGGCTGAGGGATTCATCTGGGGAGACGCCGAGGTGACGTACCCAGACTGGAGTGGGACCGCGCAGCTCGATCAGCGAATGACGGCCGCGGGCATCGAAGAAGTCGTGGGACTCAATCGCGACGAGTGGATGGTCATTGGGCTCGATGTAGGCGGCGGGGAGCATGACCACCATCTTCGGGTTGTCGCCGTGCATCGCACACACGTTCCCGCTGGCGGCGATGTCCTCCCCCGAATTGCGGACGCTCACGGCGGTGAGATTCCCGTTACAGAGTTTCTCGTTCATGATGCTGACCCCTACGAAGTGCTTAAGCGAATCACCCATGTGTTCGAACTTCGCCTTCGCGCCCGGGGCGCCCGAGACTACCCGATCCGCGTCGTCGATCAGTCGGATGCTCCGGACGGATGGAGTGACTGAGGTATCCCGATATCTCCGGGCGAATAAAGCCCTGCGGCAAGTGGTGGTTCCCTAGCCTTCTCCGCCGACCCTGTCGAATGTCAATCTGCCTCGGACTTGGCCGGCCTGCGCGTCTTCGTATCTGAGGTTTCGCGCCTTACTCACTGCCAGATACGGGTGGAATGCGTCAAAGTACTCGTCGGCAATCTGTCGGCCAAGATACGAGTTTCGATCGGCGAACTGCACGATGTCTGAGCGATCGCCGGACGCGAAGTGTGCCGTCTGGACAACGGCAGCTAGCGCGGCCTGGCGTTCCGCAGAATCAGCCGTGGGTGGGAGAACGGCAATTACTTCTCCCCATCCCCAGGGGAAGAATGCATCGTCGGTGGACCTCGGTGCGGATCCCGGCGATTCGGCATAGATGACCCAGGCTTCGAAATCAGTAGACACAACCCGAATGTTAGCGAGGCGCTCACGCTATTGCTTCCTCGGCTCGAGGTGTGCTCGAACGCGCACAGTTGGCTACCCCTTCGGCTCGACTATTCCTGTACGCGGGAATGAGGGGCATTCCGTCGGGTCACGACCACATCTGTAACAAGCTCATTACCTGACGAGGTCGACCGGAACAGGACGCTTATGGAAAGGTGAGATTGGACTTCTGCTGACAACTGCCCGGCCCCCCAGTGCCATATGGGCCGTGCGTTCCGTCCCCCAAGCGGGCGCACACCGTCGCGGATGGTCCGGTCCCCCTCGGGCCTTGAGAGCTGGAACGATCGGGCTCGAGGGGGCCGCCTCTCAAGCGCCCATGCAATGCCGGCCGTTCTCGCCAGTCCCCAATGCGACCAGTGATGTAAGTGGACCCCCACGTCCCACCACTGGTCGCCGGTTTCACGCTAGCTGTCCCCCAAAAGGGGGACAAGGGGCCAAGTCGTCAGGCCGTCCGTCGCGTGACCGCGTTCCTGCACACGACGGTGTCGATCGCACCGCCCGGACCGTCCCACGCGACCACAACAACCCGGTCGTCCCAACCCTTCGCGAACGCCGCGATCCTTTCGGCTGGGCGGTCTGGCCAGCAGACCCAAGCCCATACAGCCGGCGCTGATTGACCGGTCGACACCCACTCGAGCTCGAGCGGACCGTACGCAGCCCCGGGGAGCGTCACGGGCCGTGCTGGCGCTTCCGCGATCTTCTTGTCGTTCAAGGCGTCGTAGTACGCCTCGTAGCGACGGTTCTTCGTCAAGGTGGCCGGGATCCTTCCTCCGGCCGAGGAGTTAAGGCTACGCCGCCACCACTGACATCGCTCGTCAGCCTGCGTCGTCGTCGAGTGTGATGACCATGTCGCTACCGCGATCGGGGTGGTAGGACCACTCGATCGTGACGCCATCCCAGGACTCGGTCTGCCTGCCGTCCATTGACGTCGTCTGGTTGAGGTGCGACTCGACGCTTGCTGGCATGTCGAGCTGCGACAAGATGCAGGCCTGATCCGCATATGCAGCGCCGGAGGTGTCCTCTTCTCCCTCGACGTCGATCACAAGCGTCTGGTCTTTGTCGCCCAGTTCGACGCCCTCACTAGCCCCACAGTCGTCGACGGCATCGACCAGTCGCGTGTCGGCTTCTGAACTTGCTCCAACGGGTGTCCCACTGACCGTGTTTGCGAGAGCACCGATGCCGAGCGTTCCGATGACACCTATCACCAGACCCCCAAGTCCGGCCAGCGCGATCCAGAGCGGCGTTTTCGAACTCGGATTCGGCGATGTGTCCACGACCGCCGGCGTGGCCGGCTCGCCATTTAGTTGTTCGTTCCCCATGGGCGCGAGCATATCGCCAGGTTGGAGGCTATTTCCAGGCGCCATGACCGTCCTCCACGGCGCCCATCAGTAGCCAACCGCCGCGAGAGCGAACTGGATCTCGGCGTCGCTGAAGCCTTCGTACGCGAGCTGGTCGTACAGCCCCTGCCGGGAGAACGACGAGTACTTCAAGTAGTCCGCGGCGGACTCGGCCGCCTCCGCGTTCCAGTCGGCGCCGGCATTGTCGGCACCAAACGTCGAGTCCTCGAGCGAGTAGCCCTCGTAGACGAGCTGGTCGATCAGACCGGTGCGGCTGAAGCCTGAGTACTCCAGGTAGGACTGCGCCTCTCTGATCGCGTTCTGCTGCGCTAGGGAGTACACCGGTTTCGGCGCCTCGCTGGTGATCTGTAGTTGCGTCATCTGATCCAGCGGAAGCTCAGTTCCCGGCACCGGCGTCTGCGAGGTGATGACCCAATCGTCTGCCTGCTCGCCGACGAGCTCTACGCCCACCTTCACAAGTTCAACACGAGCCTCAGCGATAGTGAGGCCGACCAAGTTGGGTACTGGCACGGTCGACTCGGCGGTGGGACGCCTGGATTCCTGTGTGAACCCGCCATTGCCCGCCGTCGGACGCGCGTCGTCACTCGCTCCACGGCCGCCATTAATTGAGCCAATGATGATGATCAGCACCAGCACTGCACCGACACCGATAAGTACCCATGCCCACCAGCGAAGCCCCTTCTTCGGCTGAGCCGGGACAAGCGTCGCTGTCGCCGTCGCCGGAACGCCCGTGTAAGCGGTGGCAGAGTCCGGGCTAGCAGGTGTGCGCTGGGCGGCGGCGGCAGACTCTGGTGTCCATGCGGTCCACTGGGCCCCATCCCAGTAGCGCTGCTCGCCGTTCGCGTGAGGTGCCGGGTACCACCCGGCAGGCGTGGTTGAGTTGTCAGACATGCGGGTCCCAGACTTCCGTAGTGCACACGGTCGGCCACCCCTTGCGACCGACCCTCTCGACACGGTAGTGGAAGCGATCAAGCTTCTAAGGGGGTGTGTCGCACCCCGAACCCTAGGATTTGCCAGGCTTTTGCATAAGTGTCTGACGCCACAAGAATCGCGCTCTGCCTGCCATCGTCATCCGCCGCGGATGCTAGGGCCGTCGAATTCGGGTGGCTGCTCTTGCTGTTGCATGATCGGCACCAGCAGGTGCCCGCACGCCGGGCATCGCCAGCCGCCGGGGATGTCACGCATCAGCACTCCGCACTCCTCGCATCGAGGCTGAGAGCCATCGTCATCGATCACGGTTGCAGCCACCTCACGTAGATGCTGATGCCGTCGTCGTCCTCGACGTCGAGTCTGTACTCCTCGCCCTGGAACCATGCCTCGGTCGGAATCGACCCGTCCGACTCGCGAGCGCGCGGCTCAGTCCCCACGGAGAACCGGCGCCGGCCGCCGGCGCTGATCACGTCGAACTGCGCGGTGTACAGCTCCTCGCGATCCATGGAGTCGAGGGTACGCCGATGTCCCCGCCCATCATTCCTCCGGCGTCCCGCCTGCTTCGCGCAGTGCGGTCCTAACCGCGGACTGCCCGACGCCGAGGATCTGCGCGATGCGGGGAACGGTACGGCCTGCCCTGAGCAGCTCGACAGCCATGGCGACGCCGGTTGCGTCGAGCGCACGTGGCCGACCCCTGCGCCCGCCGTATTCTGCGGTCCTCGCTGCCGATGAGTGCACCCGGTGCTGAAAGTCGTCTAGTGCGCCGAGCATCGTCGTGACTGCTTCAGCGTCGGTCTCGACCGCGGGAGCCGCGGGACACTGCAGACGAATGCCGCGCTGCCGGATCTCGAGGAGCACGCGCACCAGCCCGGGCAGGCGGGCATCCAGCCGTTCCAGCGAGGTCACGATCAGGACGTCGCCGCGGGAGAGGTCGGCGATCGCCATGGTCCGGTGAACCCGCGAGCGGTGAGTGATCTCCGCGGTTACCTTCGACGCGCCGAGCTGGCGGAGCGCCTCGGCGTCGGCCGTGGTGTCATCGCCTGCGAACAGCGGCCGCGTATAGCCCCGCGTCTCCATGCGGGTCAGGGTACCCCGATGTCGGAAGCCCGGTGCAGAGTTATCGACCGTGGGGACTGGGGAACCGTCAGAGGTGCGCGCACGCGACTTCTGGACAAGAGATCGCGACGGCACAGTGGTGTACGTCGAAGTGGTTGCCGATTCGCTCGAGGATGGCGAAGGGCGGCTCGTGTCGTGGCTGGCGCCCGCTACCGGCCACCAGAACATCTGCACCGAGGTGTGGTTCCTGCGTCACTACACGCTGCAGGACCGGGTGAACTGAGCGCCCGACTCACTCCGTGACGAACGTGTACACCTCGACGTCTGCGTCGTCCGCCTCGCAAGCGCGGCCGACATCGTTGAGCATCTGGTTGAACTCGTCGAAGTCCTGATACACCCACAGCGCGCTGCCACTCGGCCACTTATCGACGAGAGTATCCAGGCGCTCCTTGACATAACCGGAGGCTTGCAGCGCGGCAGCATCCATACGGTCTCGCACTTCGGTCCACGCATCGTTGAGGTTGCCGTCGGTGTTGAGCGCGTCCGACATCGTCGCGGTCACCTTCGAGAACGCGTCGCACGCGGCCTGGTTTGCCGACTCCGTCGGCGTCGGAGAGGGTATCTGCGTTGGCTCAGTGTCACTCGCCGCCCCTGCACACCCCGCGAGCAGCAGCACGCCGAGAAGACCTGCGATGACCGCGGGCTGACGTGTGATCCCCATGGGCGCGAGCATATCGCCGCGGTGCGCTGCGCACAGGGCGCTCTTGGCGTGGTCGATCATGAGCGCGACACGCGTCCACCCGGACACTGACGCAGGCGGCGCCATTCCGTCGATACCCTCACGGCATGACTGAGAGCACTAAGAGGGGCTACACCGTCGCAGAGGCCTCCAATTATCTCGGGATTTCCGAGTGGGTGTTGCGTGATGAGATGCGCAACAACCGCATTGCGGCGAAGAAGCGTGGCACCACCGTCCTGTTCGACCGGGACGAGCTGGACCGCTACTTCGATGATCTGCCGGAACGCATGCCGTGACGGGCGAACATGAAGCGGCCGTCGACGTGGCCGAGATGGCGCGCATCCTCGGCGTCTCGATGGACACGGTCTACAGGCAGGTGCGGGCCGGCGACATCCCGGGGTTCAAGCTCGGTGGGCTGTGGCGGTTCTTCCCGTCCAAAGTTGTAGCGCACCTCGAGCGCCCGAACGACCCGTGGCAGCAGTCGAACCGTTCGCGAGGAAGGAGGAGGATCTCGTGACGCACGCCATGACCGGTCCAGTGCTTACGACCAAGTCTGCCGCTGAGTACTGCGGGATCGCGGAACAGACCATGTTCAACCTGATCAGTCAGGGCGCCGGCCCGAAGCACTACAAGCGGGGGCGGCTAAACGCGTTCTACGCCGCAGACCTGGACGCCTGGAATCAACAGCGGTTGCGCCCCGCGTCGGGAACCGACGTGGCGGAGTGCTAATTAGTTGTTGACAGGTGTCGGAAGCTAGTTATAACCTCTCACCATGGCAACTCAAATCTCACCGATCCAGGTAGATGTAGACCGGCGCCTAATCGACCACCGCGATCATCTGCCGGAGACCGTCGAGTGTCGCTGCGGCTATCGCCGCGCCGATCCGACACCCGAGCAGCCCGCACGTACACTGAGCGAATGACCGCCGGAGGCGCGTTGCGAACCGCGATCTACACGCGAATCTCGAAGGACACCGAGGGAACAGAACTCGGGGTCCAACGCCAGGAACAGGACTGCCGGCGCGAAGCAGGGCGACGCGGGTGGGACGTCGTGCAGGTCTACACGGACAACGACGTTTCGGCGACCCGTTCAAAGGTGCGGCCCGAATACCAGCGCATGATCCGCGACATCGAGTCCGGACACATTCAGGCAGTGGTTGTCTGGGCTGTCGACCGACTTACCCGCACGCCGCGTGAGCTCGAAGACATCATCGATCTCGCAGACAAGCGAGGTCTGGTGTTCGCCAACGTAGGCGGGACGATCGACCTCGGAACTCCCGAAGGGCGCGCGATGGCGCGACAGATGGGGACGTTCGCGAGACTCGAGGTCGAGAACCAGGCAAAGCGGTTGCGCCGCAAGTTTCAGGAGAAGGCGGAGAAGGGCGAACCACACGGCTACTCCCCCTACGGCTACACCCGGGTCGATGGTCGGGATGTCCCCAATGACGATTCGGCTGGGATCGTCAAAGAGTGCGCGCGCCGCATCCTCGCACGAGAATCGCTGCGCTCCGTGTGCGCAGATCTCAACGAGCGTGGCATCCCCGCCCCGAAGTCCAAACAGTGGAACACGACGATCCTGCGGCAGATCCTCTTGAGGCCGTCCAATGCCGGGCTGCGATCCCACCGAGGCGTGATCGTGGGGCCTTCGACCACAGTCCCGATTCTTGATCAGGGCACTCATGCGCAACTTGTTGCACTGCTAACCGACCCGACAAGGCGCGACAATCATGCAGGGCCCACCCCCAAGTACCTGTTGGCTGGAATCGCGCGCTGTGGGCTCTGTGGTGGCCGCATGCGACGCACGGTTGGCCGAATGGACAAGGGCAAGCGTCAACCTCCTGCCTACCAATGCTCCGAGTGCTTCCGTGTTCGACGCCGCCAAGATCTCGTCGACGCGGTCGTCGAAGGTGTCGTTGTCGCCCGCTTGTCCCAGCCCGACGCCGTCGAACTGTTCGCGGTCGGAGATACGGCGGCTGTCGACGAGTGCCAGCGAGAGATCGCGACCCTTGACGCAAAGCTGGAAACGGCTGCGGACCAGTTTGCGGAGGATGCGATCACTGCCGTCCAGTTGAAGAGGATCACCGCGGGGCTGCGAGAGCGACGTGAGAAGGCCGTCAAGCGTCTCGAAGCCGCGCGACCGCGCACGATCCTCACGGATCTTGCAGGACCGGAAGCTGGCGCGAGGTGGGACGGATTACCGCTGTCCGCTAGACGTGAAGCGATCGACCTACTGATGCGAGTGACTGTGCTGCCTAGCGGCCCCGGCCGAAAATTTGATCCGTCGTCCGTTCAGATCGATTGGCTGTCGGAGGACGGGTAGAGACTTGGCGGACAACGCCGTCGAGACAAAAAGCGCCCCCGCCGTGCTGGAACACGACGAGGGCCGGAACACCGAAGGGTAAAGCAACGATGTCCACTACTACACAAGATACTGCGCCCACCGCTTTTGATACGTCGCCGTGGTGGGTGGATCCTCGAGCCGCACGTCTCCTTCACCGCGCCGCCTCGGATGGGGCAGTGATCAAGACTGAGGCCGAGTACATGGCCGGCTTCCCCGGCGATCAGCTCACCGGAGACGAATGGTGGCTGGACGTCAACTTCGGCTCCGCGGGATGGGTTCACGTCAGCTACACAACCGAGGCCGGCTTCTGGCTCCTGGAGGTTGACACCATGTCGGCTGAGCTAGCCAGTAGGACCGCGACGGTTGACGATCACCTCGCCGCATCCGTCGTGGTGGCGCGTGCAGCGAACTTGTGCCGCGATCTCAACAAGCTCGCGAAGCGCGATCAGAACATGTACGCCACTATCTCGGACGAGGTCGCCGCGTTGATGGGTGATTGGGGCATGGAGCCGATCGAGCTCGCGGCTGCGCTGAGCGTCACGCACGGGGTGCTCATGTCGAAGCTGTCCGGGTCGACCACGTGGACCCCCGTTGACCTCGCCAAGCTGCATCACACGTTCGGCCCCGAAGCGACGGATCGCCTCTTTGCAGCGATGGACGCGATGGTGTGACCACGAAGGGGTGCCGGGTTCGGCTCGACACCCCCAAGTCGCACCTAGCCCCCCCACGAAAGGCAGAGCTCCAGTGACCAGACGACGTCGGCAAACTCCCGTGGACGATGTTGCATACGTCTCGATCCGTTGTACCGCCGACTCACACGCTGACAACCCTGAGCCGATACAGACGTTCCGCGCCGAGGTGGACGCTCGTCAAACTCCGCCGCGCGTGTACTGGGTTGAGGACGAAAAGGGTTACCGGATACCGGGCGAACGGTTCTACAGGGCTCGACCCAAGTCGACGCAGATGATGCTTTCCTCTGATCGTTTGCTCGACCAGGCGACGTATGAGGGGCGCTTGGACGTCGCCTCTGTGCAGATGCGGTCGCCTGAGACCATCCGGACGCGATACCAGCTCGAGTGCCACAAGTGCGGTCTGAACGTACCAGCGACCGCGGAGACGCTGTTCCGGGCGCTCGAACTTGTGTACGGACATTCAGGG